ATCTCTTTTAGTTATTGAATCGGCATTTTCCAATTTCAGTAACCACTTGAGATTAGGTTTCCAATCATCAGGTAAATCTCTCTTCTTACCATCTACCTGATGTTCAGCCCAAACAATCATCATTCGCTGTATGTTCTTTATTTTCTTCTGGCATTTTATGTTATTTATCATTTTTAATGAAATGGTGCTCCATCAAGAATAAACATCATAATCGTACAGAAATACATAATGGTTATAAAGACCAATCCCATTAAGACATTTTTTGTTTTTTCTGGTATTTTCATTTTACTTCTCCAAGAACTTTGAGTTCATTGACTTTGCCACTTCCATCATGTTTGTCGGGTTGATAAAACTAGCATCCCTACCATACATACGGGAGAAAACATTTTTATCATCTCCATAACTATAGTCACCTTCTTTAATGAAATAACTTGAAATCTTAATTCCATTGTTCTTCATCATCTTGACCATCTTTTTAGTATGTTTCTCAGCACAAGCTCCATGATAATAAATCTCATTATTAGAAAACCAAGGAGCACCATCTGAATAGTTGATGAAATAGTTATCATCTCCATTTACACCACCTAACCATTTTTTCATCAAAGCCTCATAACATAGTGACTCTGGTGTAGTTCCACCGGCATTAATATACTTCCATAATTTCTTTATCTTGGTTATCTTATCTTTCCGAGAATCATAACAAATGATAACTACTGGTTTGTTATCTTGAGTCCAACGGAAACTAACCACCACGTGAATGTTTCCGGCCATCTCAGCAGCCTTGACCATCGCAACGGCTGAAGTAATTGATTTAGATAATTTATTACCACTCATACTACCACTCGCGTCAATCGAAATATGTAGGTTAGCTTTGTTATATCTTTCAGTAAAGACTTGACTAAAGACATTACCATTATCAAACCCCAACTCGGCAATCAATCTCTTATTGATTTTACCACTTGTTTGACGGGTGTAAATCAAATCTTTCTCTTCACCACGAACTTTGAGTTTTTTACCCAAGATGGCACCCAAACGAAGTCCATCAGCAATTGCTTCTTCTTTACCACTTGAACGATAACTATAAGAATAATGATGAAGAAAGTGAAAAGCTTTTGAATCAATCAAAGCCTGAGTTAAGTCAGGAACAACCACTACTTTAGTTTTACTAAGACCTTCAGTACCACCGACTTCAACTAACTCGGAATTACTATTACCAAGAGCATCAACAATCTTCTTGTCATTTTTAGTCATCTTACTTTTTGGTGTCTTACCTTCAAGTAATTCTTTGGTTTTTTTGTAAATGTTCTCAATAGATTTCTTCATGGAATCTGATATTTCTTCACCTTCAGTAGGTTCTCCATCTTCAGGAGTCATTTCTTTATCACCACTATCTACTTCAGTTCCACCACCTTTATTATTAGATGAACTACCATTTTCTTCTTCACCTTCAGAATCTTCTTCACCTTCACCATTTTCAGGTTTTCCATCACCTTTATTTTCATCCACGAGTTTGAAAACAACATCACAAATAGACTTTGCCACTTCAATGACATCATCAGTAGATTTTAGTCTTGAGATGTTTTTCATATCCACCAAACGATAGATGTCCAATAGTCTTGGAAGAGCATTTAAATCAGTACCTTCATTAGTGAAGTTAACAATTCTAAACATATAAGATTCAAAATCAACATCACGATACATCGTGGATTTCAATCCTTTACCAATTTTTTTGTTGTTAAAGTACTTGGAGTACAAAGTGTGATAATAACCTTTATAACCAGGTGAAGATTTGAACACAATCGAATCAATTCGTCTATCTTCAATGTAATTAATCATCCCACGGAGAAATTCCATTCTCGCTGGAGTCAAATCCCAATTACGTATCTTGGTTAGATTTCTCACTTCTTTGAATACTTCAAAATCACTATAAGCAATATGAGAACCTTCATGAAGAGCCAGACCAACAACGTGGTCAAAGTTTTTCTCATTAATGTTAGAACTGATGGTAACTGATTTACCATCTGTGAATGAATCTCCACGAGTCATGAATTTAACAGGGATATTTTCCCCACTTACAATACGGACAAAATTACCGATTGCTCTTTTATGACCAGCCAAACCCATGTGGTCTTTTTTAGGTTTGTTAATAACAATATCATCTTCTTTCGTACCAATGGTGGCAAGAAAGTCATTTACTTCGGTTTGTCTATCAAACCAAAAATCTGAATATTTACTCATTTGTTTGTTTTTTCCCTTTTTGTCATATATGAATATAACACTAAAACCCTATATAAGTCAAGCATTATTTTTACTTTTTTTTAATTCATTGTAAATCAACTTATCAAATACGTCATCATCTTTCCAATCTAGAGACATATTTTTAAACCCACTAACTACTTTATTTTCAAAGTATCCATCAACTACTTTCATTACTTTGTATTTTTCACCTGTTAGTTTGTAAGTCAATACTCTTGACGTTTCAACAAATTTTGGTTTTGTGTAGGTTAGTTTTTTAACTTCTATCATTTCAAATGGCAGAGCATTCTTTGTCGCCATTTCAAATATTTTTACATCAGTTAAGTTCATCGTTTTTTCCTTTTTTGTCATACGTGAATATACAACAAAAAACGATACAAGTCAAGCTTTTTCTTTAATTAAATACTGACCAGAATTTGTCTATGATTAGACCGATGAAACCAACACCAATGACACCACGCCATTTAGTTGTATTTTCTCTGAATTGACTATTGAGTTTTGTTTCGGCCCATAGTCCTTCGTGTGGATTGAACATATTCTCTTTGATAAACCGTAGATTATCATCTGTTTTATTGTGAGCTATGACCATTGAATTTTTTAAATCGTCTATATCTGATTTAATAACATCTATCTTGTTATGTATTAGGTCAAATTCTGATTTATCAGCCTTGTTCATGTCTATAAATATAAATCTATAAATTTAACATTGTATTTCTTCTCGTGGGAAATACAAAATTATTTCTTTTCCCACACCCACACAGGCTCACAGAATTTACCATCGAACCTTTTTATCATTTCCGGCTCTCTATTACTCTCACCCGACTCTACGGCATTTCCAACACCAATACAATTTGGTCGTGTGGCCATCTCCATTCCTATACACCCAAGATAATCAGAATCTTTAAATGTATCTATAAACTCATTCATTGGATCACATATTGATAACCAACCTTTCTTCTTACCTTGACTACTAGCATTCACATCAGAAATATTCACACATAACTTTCCACCACTACGTAAAGAGCCCCACATATTTTCTATTGACCTCTGTAGGAAGTTCTGATTCCATTGGTCGATGTTCTTATACCTTACCCAACTTTGTGTATCATCATAACTATATCGCTCTACATTGAAATATGGTGGTGATGTAAAGATAATATCAAACGTATCTTTATATTGGTCAAAATCAAACTCTTCTGCTGGTGAGCAATGAAACTCTGCTTTCTTCTCCGTTTCAAAGAAACCTAACTGATTAGCATAATATTTTGATTGTTCTTCATATATTGGATGATTCTCCTTACGAGGATCAATTCCAACATATAGTTCGGTATTCATACTGGCATAAAATCCAGCCAACCTATCACCCCAACCTGCAGAGAAATCCAATACATTCTTTACATCGAAATAATCATACAGAGCCTTAGCCGCATTGGGTTTGAATTGACTACAAATGTATTTTCTCAACCCTAACATGGTTCTCAATGTAGATTTATCAATCTTCTCCATTTTCAAAGTATAGGCTGCACCCATTAATGAAGTCATGAATTTCTCTTCACCCCAAGTCCGTAAAGGACCTGGCGAAATAGTACCATCTACTGACCATCTGTTTTCTTGTTGAAAGAAATTAGATGATTTATTACCTGTATTGTTTCTCTTAATATATTTCTGTGAACCTTTGTAAGTTAATGGCCAATCATATCCATTTTCAGCTCTAGCAAACCATTCACCTTCTTGTAGTAAATCATGAACCCAAGTGCCTTTTAGCTTATTAAAGTCCTTTCTACATTCATTTTGACTTATCTCTTGGTATGGTGGTGGATAAGTCATGGCAACTGTTGCCAGAGATTCTTTTACATCATCTTTCTCGAATGTATCTTTGATGTATGACCATTCTTTTTCGTTGATGTGAAGATATGGAACTTGATATAGAAACTTATTAAAGTAAGGTAGGTACATTATATAGTTATGCCATTTCTTTCTATCCAACCGTCCATAGTATCTTTTTGTTTTTCTGAATACTCTGTATTAGCATGCCATTTCCAAAAGTTCTTACTTAGGTTAAACCAACCTTGTCTATAGACTTTCGGATCTCTTTGAGCTTTCAACTTCACTTCATTATACATCATAGAAGATATCTGACGATAATAATTGTGGTCTTTTTCAACTTTATCTTTCTCATCAAGTTCTAGTTTTGTTTGTTCTATCTTATCATCAATTTCTTTTGAATCTAATATTTTATCAACTGGCGTTTGAACAATTTCTTTTTGAACTTCCACTAAACGAGGTGGGAGTGGAGATTTTAAAATTTGAATCTCCTCTTTTAACTTATCTATTTGTTTTAAAGCATTTTTGTATTGTGTGTTTTTAGCATTATATTTTGCTTGATAATCGGTACTCATTTTACTCCCCAAATAACTCCTTGAATGCCTGGTTGGCAGCATTTGATTGTTTAGTCTTGACTTTGACTTCTTCTTTCGTTACTTCTTTGATAGCATAATCACCACGTTTCCAAAAGTCATTTTCTATCTTACTGGCCATCATATCAGCCTGATGTAATATGTAGGCAATATTAGATTTAAGTTGTCTTTCTTTTTGATAAGCAACATAATAACTTTTATTAGCTTCTTCGTACATACCATCTGTCAATCTTAAACCAAGATATTCATTTTCTGTCATGACGACTCCAAAGTGTTGTAGTATCCAACAAGCTCTATCCGTAACCGTCATGAATTGTAGATTACCATTATGTTTGTATATCAGACCTTGATTCTTTCTATGCCAATCCGAATCATTTGGTGTGTAGTAATCCTCGGCTAAATCACCAACCTTACCCAAGTCATGATGTAGAGCAGAGAATATCAATTCCTCTTTGGTAAAGTTATCAACTATAGCTCCATTTCTATCCCAAAGTTCATATATCTGCTGTGCTAAATCGGTGATATGTAAAACGTGTTCCACGTATCCACCGGCATGGGCATTATGGAAGTGTTCTTTACCACTAGCTGGTGCCATACACATTCTTTCGTCAAAGTAATGATACATATTGAGAAGTTTTTCTCTCCGCTCACTTCCTTCTTCAAATGTATCTTTTACAATTTGAATTAATTTTTCCCAATTCTCTTGTATTTGTTCTGGTGTTAGTTCTTTCATATTATATTCCCATGTAATCTTTTACTACTTTCTTGGTTTCATAGTGATGAATAGCCATCTCAACACCTCTCCGTTTTCCATCAAAATCATTTTGGTATCCACCAGGATTTGGAACTTCTTGAAGTATAGCAGCCATTACCTCATCTAATGCTTCTTCAAAAGCAAAATAATGTTCATCAGTATACAAATTATATTGTATTCCTGTTTTAGAATCACGCATTGAATACCGTCCAGATTCAGTATGATTTTGTCTAATCCAAATATTGGTTTTATCATCATGTACCCAATCACATGAAGTAAAATTACCATCATCTATTGCTTCGTTGATCTTTTCAAAAAGATAATTGACAAATGTGGATGGAAATTCTCCCCTACCCAAATATTCTCTCAATTGCCTAACCTTTGTTAAAGCATAGTTGGTATACCTTTTCCTATCCATTTCATATGGAAATGTTTTGGCTCTTAACTCTTGTTCAGTTGGCATTCTTGACATTAAAGCAGCCATAACATTGGAGTTAGTTAACTTATTCACTTTTGGTACTTTATTACCAGAAAACTTTCTTAATACATCCCTAAAGTATACGAACATATCTTTTCTTTTTGGATCAGTTATGACTTCAGCAGCAGAGTTTATGAATTGATAAATAGTTAAATCTAAATTACCTGTACTCAATGCGACAACTGCTTCCCAAAGTTTTTCAATATGTTCATCTGTTATCTCGGTAGCATCTCCTAAGATAGACTCAGTACAATCAACGATTGGTACTTCACCATCTAATAGATATACACCATGATTGACATTTCTTTTTAATGTTCTTAAACGACCATTGGCGTCAATAGTAACATAATCACCTTTTGAATAAACATGATCTAAACCATCTAATTTAGCAACATATTCAGTAGGTACTTTAATCACCACAAATGCTAT